CCATCACTACTAATATGTGGACTTCGTGTTTAAGAAAGTATTATACTAAATGGAAAATTAGAATTAATGGAGTTATTGTTAATGAATTTGATTTAAATAATAAACGAGTTTTAATATCTATGGAATCAAAATCCATTGGTGATACTATTGCTTGGGCTCCTTACGTAGTTGAGTTTGCTAAAAAACATAATTGTAAAGTATTCTTTAGTAGTTTTCATAACTCATTTTTTGAAGGACTAGAACAATACAAAGATATAAACTTTATAAACCCAGGACAAGATGTTGACTGCTATACTATTTACAGATTAGGATGGTTTAGAGGGGAAGATAATAAATGGGATAAATTTGAAATGTATCCTAATGTTATTAATTTAATTCCACTACAACAAACCACAACTGATATATTAGGTTTAGAATATAAGGAATTAAATCACGGATTAAATTTTACCCCTAAACACAATCCAGAAACTAAAAAATATGTAATTTTAGCTCCAAATGCTACCGCCGGATGTAAAGAATGGACGTATGATAATTGGGTATCGTTGTCTATGATAATTAAAGATTTAGGATACGATATAATCCTGTTAACTCAAAACCCATATTATATAGACGGGGTAAAAAATATATGGGGAGAAACTTGGGATATAGTAATGAATTACTTACATTATGCTGAGGCATTTATAGGACTAGGTTCCGGCCTATCTTGGTTAAACTGGGCATTAGGAAAACATACTTATATGATTAATGGGTTTTCTAAAAAAGGGCATGAATTTACATCTAATGTAACAAGAATATTTAATGATAATGTTTGTATATTTTGTTGGAATGATGAAGTATTTACTTTTGATGCTGGGGATTGGGATTGGTGTCCTGTATACCAAGGAACTTCAAAGCAACATATTTGTCAAAAGTCAATTACACCAATACAAGTATTTAATAAATTAAAGTTGTGAGAAAAGTATTAGTTTTTATAGAATCGTTTTCAATAGGAGATACAGTAGCGGCTGTTCCTTATGTTAATAAATTTCAAGAAGTAAACTCAACAGATGATGTTTTTATTAGTATAAATGATTGGTTAATACCTTATTTTTCTGCTGTTTACCCTAATTTAAAATTTATAGGTAAAAATACAGGTTATGTTTTTGATAAAATTATTAACTTAATATATGATTATAATAAACCCCTCCAACAGGGTTATGCTGAACAATTAGGTTTTATTAATGCTCCTTATATTAGACCTAATATTTTAATTCCTAATATGGAACGTTCTATAAAAAACAAATATGTTACTATAGGTGTTCATTCTACAATCCAAATGAAATATTGGAATCACCCAAAAGGTAAAAAGGTTCAACCTGAAGCCCCTTATTGGAATGAATTATGTGGGATGCTTCGTAAAGAAGGTTATACGCCAGTAGTTGTAGAACAAGATGAACTATTTGGAGCTAATACTTTAAAAAATGGTTTACCAAATAAAGCTAATAAAAAATTCGGACAATCATTTTTAGAATCAATGAATTTAATTTACCATTCAGAACTATACATAGGATTATCCTCAGGTATGTCTTGGGTTGCTCATGCTATGGGTAAACCAGTAGCTATGATAGCTAATTTTACTGAAGATTGGAATGAATTTGATTTATCAACACCTGATTATATTAGAATAACAAATAAAAATGTATGTCATGGATGTTGGAATTTAATTAATAAAGAATTTGAATTTGATCCTCATGGGGATTGGTATTGGTGTCCAAAACATCAAAATACTAATAGACAATTTGAGTGTCATACATCAATAACACCAGAACATGTATTTAATGAAATAAAAAAATGGATATAAACAATTTTGATTGGGGTTGGATGGAAAATCCCGAAGTAACAGATTTAAAACCTCTTTTAATTAAGGAAGTTTTTGAAGATAGAATTTATGAAAAATTCTTTACTATTGATGAAGGTGATATTGTATTAGATATTGGTTCTTCTGTAGGACCTTTTGCTTATTCTATACTTGACAAAAAACCAAAACATATTTATTGTTTAGAACCAAGTTCCATAGAATTTTTAACATTAAATAAAAATTTAAGAGGGTTTCCTGTAACACCAATAAAAAAAGGAATTGGTGAACATAATAATGGATTTTATTCTGATATGGTTTATGGAGAACTTGGTAATGAAAAAACTTTTATCGAAAGTATAAATTTTACTACTTTATTAAAAGATTATAGTTTAGATAAAATTGATTTTTTTAAAATTGATTGCGAGGGAGGTGAATATCATGTTTTTACTCCTGAACATTTAGAATTTTTAAAAACAATTTCTAAAATAACTGGTGAGTGGCATTTACAAACAGAAGAAGAAAAATCATTATTTAGAAATTTTAGAGATAATATTTTACCTAATTTTAATAATTATGAAGTTTATTCGGTAGATAATATTGATATAAAATGGGATTTATGGAATGAACATTTTATAGAATATTATAGGCAAGTTATTATTTATATAGATAATCGTTAAAATTTTAAAACCCACAATATTTATCAATAAACATGCCATTACAAACTTTATCAAACACAAATATTACAAACGGTAATGTTATTCAAGCAGCAGATGTATCTCAATCTATTGATGCTTTTACCGGAGTTGTAGGATACGCTATCACTGTTTCTGGTTCATTTACATTTTCAGGAGCAACTACAGGTAGTGGATATTTTGCTAACGCTGTAAGTAGTTCTCGTTCTATAAGTAGTTCATATTCCATAAGTTCATCAGTAGCCATAAGTAGTTCATATGCTGCTTCCTCGTTAAGTAGTTCATATGCTTCTTCATCGTTAAGTAGTTCATATGCTACTAGTGCTTCATATGCTATAAGCAGTTCATATTCTATAAGTTCATCAGTAGCCATAAGTAGTTCATATGCTACTAGTGCTTCATATGCTATAAGTAGTTCATATGCTGTAAGCAGTTCATATTCCATAAGTTCATCAGTAGCCATAAGTAGTTCATATGCTGCTTCCTCGTTAAGTAGTTCATATGCTTCTTCATCTTTAAGTAGTTCATATGCTACTAGTGCTTCATTAGCCATATCAGCAGACCAACTAGTAAATCAATATTATGATAATGGATCCGCTGTATTACCCGCAAATTTTAAATTTGTAGCAGGCAAAACAATAATGACATCAGGAGCCGCTACAAGTAGTGTGTTTCCTGTTTTATTAGGTAAAGTATTAGGTGATACTGTATGGATTAATGCCTCATACCCTGAAGCCTTCTCAACCACTCCTGGTCAATCTCTTCTTAAAGTTAATGTATCAAGCAGTGGCCAAGTATTAATTAGTGGAGCTCTTTCAGACTCAGGAACAGTTATATTTACAGGAACATATATTTAAAAAATAATAAATGGAAAATAAAGTTTTAACCCCCGAAGAGTTACAAAAATTAAAAAACACTCAAACTAACAGAAATGCTTTAATGAGAGATTTTGGTTTTATTGAATATCAAATTCAAGAATTAGAATTACAAAAAGAAGGCCTTATTGAGGCATTATCAAAAATAAAAAATGATGAAACTCAAATAGCTAAAGAATTACAAGAAAAATATGGTGAAGGAGCTGTTAACATAGATAAGGGAGAATTCATACCCTCTAATTAATTTTTAACTCCTCTTGTCATATTTATCACAGAATAAAATCAATATAATTTTAGAAACATGGCAGAAACATTAATATCTCCTGGCGTACTAGCAAGAGAAAACGACCAATCCTTTATCACGCAGCAACCTATTACAGTAGGTGCTGCTATTATTGGCCCTACAGTTAAAGGTCCTGTAGAAGTCCCCACTGTTGTTACATCATATAGTGAATATGAAAATAAATTTGGTACTGGATTTTTAAGTGGTAGTCAAGTTTATACTTATTTCACCTCAATCGCGGCTTATAATTATTTTGCAAACGGTGGTGAAACTTTATTAGTATCTAGAGTAACTACAGGTTCATTTACAGAAGCGACTACAGTAACTGGTTTGACTGGTTCTAATGGTGTTGTAAATGCAACTCCTTTAACAACAGCTTCAACTACTCTTGGTATAACTCCATTCTCAGCAAGTTTTGTTGCTGTTGGTTCAAGCTCATTTAATGTAAATAATACTATTATTAATCTTACAGGAAGTGCTCAAGCAAATACTATTGGACAAATTAATATTAATGCTTCTACCTTTACAACCCCAACAACCTTTGCTTCAGGAATAGTAACTATTTTAAATGCTAGTTCTTCCGCAACTGCTTATACTTCATCTTTACAATACATAACAGCCTCTAGTAATATTGCTAATTTAACTTTATCTTCTACTTCAAATGTTAGTGGAATAATTGGAAATACTTTCTTTACAATTTCAGGTAGTACTACAACTAATTTTAGTGGTGGTAAAAATACAGCAGCTTTAGTATTAGCAACTTTATCTGAAGGTGCTTTAATGAACGATACAGGTAGTGAAGATATTAGTGGTTCATTAGCATCAGGTTCTTCTGATAATATCAGATGGCAGGTTGCTAATAGTGATACTTCACAAGGTACTTTCTCATTAATTATCCGTCAAGGTAATGATAATATAGATAATCCTATTGTATTAGAAACTTGGACTAACTTATCAATGGATCCAACAGCTCCTAATTTTGTTACTAAAGTATTAGGTGATCAAAAGAAAAATTATAATTCAACAACAATCCAAATTGAAGTATCAGGATCTGTTCCTAACTTCTCAAGATACGTAAGAGTTAAATCAGTAGCTACTCCTACACCAAATTATTTCGATAATACGGGTAATGCAAAAACTCAATTTACAGCTTCAATTCCCGTAAATAGCAGTGGTTCATTTGCTAACGCAGTTGGAGATTTATATGCTGCTAGTTATGCTGGTGGATCCGGAGCTGCTTATTATGGAGATATTACTACTGTAAGCAATATTCAAGGTTTAAATACAGGTAGTTATGATAATATGATTAATTTATTATCAAACCAAGATGATTATAAATTTAACGTTTTAATTACTCCAGGTATATTTAACTCACTCCACCCAACACAAACTACAAATATTATTAATAATACTCAAAACAGAGGTGATAATATTTATGTACTTGATTTAGTACCTTATACAGAACAAAATATTTCTTCAGTAGCTGCTCAAGCAAATGCAAGAAATACTTCATATGCTGCTTCATACTGGCCTTGGGTTCAAACAATAGAACCTAATACTGGAGCATTAGTATGGGTACCTGCTTCAACATTAGTAGCTGGTGTTTACGCTTATAACGATAGCGTTTCAGAACCTTGGTTTGCACCTGCAGGTATTAATAGAGGTGGTTTATCAACAGTAGTAAGAGCTGCTCAAAAATTATCACAAACACAAAGGGATAACTTATACATCAATAAAATAAATCCAATCGCTACTTTCCCAGGTACTGGGGTTGTAGTATACGGACAGAAAACATTACAAACTAAAGCAAGTGCTTTAGATCGTGTAAATGTTCGTCGTTTATTAATTGCAGTTAAGTCATACATTTCTCAAATTGCAAATAACTTAGTATTTGAACAAAATACTATAGCAACAAGAAATGCTTTCTTATCTCAAGTTAACCCATATTTAACATCAGTTCAACAACGACAAGGTTTATATGCTTTTAAAGTAATTATGGACTCTAGCAACAACACACCTGATGTAATCGATAGGAACCAATTAGTAGGTCAAATTTATCTTCAACCAACTAAAACTGCTGAATTCATTTACTTGAACTTCAATATTTTACCAACTGGAGCAACTTTCCCTGCATAATTTTTTAAAAACTAAATATTTATAACAAAAGAAATAATATAAAAACATGGCAATTTTAGATCCAAACGAAAT